CCTAATTTTTCAAATAACCATTTTGAAGGACAAAATTTAGTCCAAACGCCAACATTAAGCATAGCAATTACAAATACTACTACACCCCAATTGTTTAATAATAATCCTACGAGTAATACCAATGACATTAAAAGGTATACGGCTCTTACTGATGTCCAATTTTTCATGGTTAATGCATGTTTAAAGTTCCTATGATAGCAACCTTAATTCGAATCCAAACTCTATTCCAAAAAGGAAGAGATTTAAATTCTTCTGTTTTAAAAATATCTTCTAATTCATTCATAGTAATACATATAAAAAAAGAGCGCTAATGCGCTCATTTTAAATGAAAGTATGTAAAGTAAAATTACTTTTTAGCTTGTGGTTTACGGCCTCTTCTTGGGGTTCCTTTAGCAGCTTCAACAACATCTTTAGATTGCTTAACTACTTCTTTAACAGCAGCACCTACTTCTTTAGCTTCTTGAGCTACACGCTTAGCACGCTTTCTAATTTCAGCTACATCTTCTTTAGCTTCTTTAACTACTTCAACTACTTTTTCGTCTACTGTAGTTCTATTTAATAACCAGTTCCAGAATCTTTTTAAATATTCCATTATTTTAATTTTTTGTTATAATTATACATATTACTACCCATCGCAAGAAACGCAATCTACTGTACGAGATCCTAAATCTCCTCGAATTACTGAATCAGTTCGTAAGTAATATAGGGTTTTTATTCCTAATTTCCATGCTTCCATGTGAACTTGGTTAATCCATTTTGGTGAATCAGTTGGGTCAAATGAAAGGTTTAGTGATTGGGTTTGATCAATATACTTTTGACGTACAGCTGCTTGTTGAACAAGTGCTAATTGGTTAATCTCTGGGAATGTTAGGAATACTTCTTTTTCGTCTTCAGTTAATACATCCTGGGGTAAATTGGTTACTGAGCCATTGTCTGCTAAAATTTGGTCCCAATATTTATTTTGGTTTTTACCTTTAGCAATCAACAATTTTTCTAATTCAGGATTTTTAACAATGAAAGTACCTTTAGCACCATTAAACACGTAAACGTTTGCTGGTTGAGGTTCAATACCTGCTGAACATGAATTGATACGTGAATTAGAAACTGTAGGAGCAATTGCTAATAAGTGTGTATTGCGCATGCCTGTACCTTTACACCAAGCTGGTTCTCCATATTCTATAGCCATTTGACGTGATGCGGCTTCAGCTTTATTTTTGATATCACTAAAAATCGTATGAGTCCAAGCTGTTGAAGCAATTGAGTTAAATGGTAAGTTTTTCTGTTGAAGGAATGTATGCCAACCCATTACACCTAAACCTAATGCTCTACCTTTTTTAGCATGACGATGTGAGCGAATCATTGATTCTTTACCATTGGTTTTTTGAATAAATTCTTCCATTAATTCTTCCATTACACCATCTAAGAAATAGATAGCGGTTTCAACTACATCTGTGTTTTTCCACTCATCATACTTAGCTAAGTTGAGTGAAGATAAGCAGCAAATAAAACTATGTTCCTCATCTGTATGGAGTGTAATTTCAGTACAAATATTAGTCATAGAAACATCTAAGTTGTTCATACGATATGCTAAAGGATTATCTTTATTAATATTATCCTTAAACATTACATATGGTTCTCCTGTTTCTACGCGTGATTTAAGTATTTCTAACCATAATGACATAGCTTCGCTGTCACGATCATTTAAGCGCTTCATAAACGCATCATCAACAACTACGCATTGGTGTAAGTTAAGACATTGGCGGTTAGGATCACCTTTAGGACGACGAATTTGTAAAAATTCTTTAATGTCTTTGTGGTTGATATCTAGATTTACAGATGCTGCTCCTCTTCGGACTGAACCTTGGTTAGTTGCAATAATTGTAGAATCGTAGATTTTAGCCCAGGGGACAACTCCTTCAGATTTTCCGTTTCCTGTGATGTGTTCGCCTCGTCCTCTGATACGTGAAAGTGAGATACCAACCCCACCTCCATAAGAGGTAAGTCGCATGAGTTCTGCGTTAGTGAGTCCAATACCTCTGATTGAGTCAGGTGTATCAATGCCAAAACATGAAATAGGTAAACCCCTATCAGTCCCAGTGTTACTGAGGACAGGGCTAGCCAAACCAATCCATCCATTCCAAATATATTTATAAAACTTGTTTTCTAAGTCAGGGCGGTTTAGACGCATTGCTACAGCATGAGCAACTCGTCTATATGCCTTGCGAGGTGTTTCCCCAGGTAGTAGATAACCTTTAGAGATAGTAGACAATGCTACTTCATCCATGTATTCTGGGAAGTCTTTACCACGTTCCCAAGTTGTAAAATCTGCAATTAAATTATTATCCATTTTTTGTTTTCAATTAGAAAATACTTTCGTCCCATTGCATATGTCCTTTTGAGTAGTTTGTTACTCTATTTGCAAAAAAATCTGTGTGTTGTTTACCTGCTGAAAGGTGATCAAACCATTTCATTCTTTCAACTGCTGTCATGTCAATGTTTGAGACGATTGGGTTATAACCAAGGTCACCAAGTTTTGTATTAACGCGATTTTTAATAAAGTTTTCAAGGTCATATTTGTTACAACCCTCTAGGTCACCAAGTGAATAAACTTTGTTAATAAAGTCAAGTTCAAGTTTAAGAGACAATAATGCTGCTTCGTTAATAGCTGCTTCTAACTCTTTAGTTTTAAGGTAGGGATTTTCTTCAATTAACGTTCTGAATAACCAGCATCCTGCTTCGGAGTGCATTGATTCGTCTCTAATTGACCATTCAACAATTTGACCCACTCCCTTAAGTTTGTTTCGCATTTTGAAAGATAATAGCACAGCGAAAGATGAAAAAAGATTAACTCCTTCGGTAAACGCCGAGAATATGGCGAGTGATTTAGCAATCTCGTGGAGATCTTTTTCACTATCAAAACTATCCCTAACAAGCATAAGATTTTCAATCTTTGCCATTGTAGTTTTATCTTCAAGGAATTCCGAGAAGTCATCAAGTCCAAGTGTTTCATTTAATAAAGAATAAGCTTCAGCATGGATAGTTTCCATACTTCCAAAAGTAGTAGCCATCATAATAACTTCTGGTTTACGGAACCATTTTGTTACTAATCCTGACCAATAATCGTTTACAATGGTTTCTGTTTGAGCAAATCCTTTTAAAATTGAGCCTATAATATTTTTTTCGGTTTCATTTAAATTTGAATTCCAATCATTCAAATCACTCATCATAGGCACTTCAGTATGCAACCAATGCGCTTGTTGTTGTGAAAGCCAATACTCATAAGCTTGCGGGTATTCGAAAGGTTTGTAGATAATCCTCTCATGCAATAGATTTGATTTCTTTGCCATTGTAAAAAGTTAATTAAGAATTTAGAAAAAAGTTGTGGTGTTGTCTCAATTGATCTTTTTCAGAATCTGAAACATTTCCGTAACTTGATTTGGTATCAGCAGGGGTGATTTCTTCGAGTTCAGCATCGGAGATCATCTCAAAATGACCCGTGGATGTATCAATCTTAGCGCCGTAAGTTAGTCCATCCATTCCGTACCTATTTTTCATAATATGCCATCTTCCTGTGCCGTTAACCTTATCTTGTCTTTTGCGACTTAAAGACGCTGCGAAGTCGGTAATCATGATTTTATCATAAGAACCGGCTGCTTTATCACCCTCAATAATGTCGTCTTTGGCACCGGCGCGGTTAACCTGTGAGACGCTCCAAATTGGGATGTTAAGCCCGCGAGCTAATCCTTTAGTGCCAACATAAATATCATCAATCTCTTCTTTACGTTCGCGATTTGACTTTTTTGAGCGAAGAAGATCTACATAATCAATGATAATTAGATCAGGTTTAAAATCTAAATCAATACATTTTTGGATATGGGATTCAAGCGTAGATATGGATGCGCGACCTGGGGCGTATTCTTTAATGATCAGGTTACCAGGTAATTTTTCCATTACCTCTTCTACTTTAAGTTTATTAGCTGAGATTACATTTACAGGAATTCCTGTAAAAAAAGCGTCATATCGACGACCAACATAATCTTCACCTAATTCAAGGGTGTAGTGAATTACATTAAAACCCATTGTAACGGCTTGACCTCCTAAAGCAACTAGTGCCCAAGATTTACCGCCTCCTGGATTGCCAAATATAAGACCAAAATCTCCATTTCCGAGGCCACCTTGAAGTATGTTATTAAATTCACTCCAAGGAGTCGGGATAACAATTCGATGTTCTTCACGATAGCGTGTTTCAATGTCTTTATTCGTGTTTCAATGTCTTTATTGTATTCATGACCTAAATTTTTATCTTGACCAGCTTTCATAGCTGATTCAATCATATATTTAATTGAATCGTAATCTCCTGCTTGTAGTAAGTCTACTGAGTTGAGTAGGGCTTTTTTAAGCATTTGGTTTTTACAAAACGCTGAAAATTCTTCTTCAACGTAAGCTAAATCATCTGATTCTTTATATGCTTCGCGAAGTTGTTCTTTAACAGCAATTTGTAGAACCTCGTTTTGTAATTTTTTAATTTCTACTTTAAGTACCTCAAGTGAAGGTGTTGTATGATACTTATCGTAATATTTTAAAATTTCTTTAATAATCCATTTATGTGCTTGAGATTCAAAATACTCATCGCTAATAATATCGTGGATATTAATTAGAAACTCTTTGTGGTTAAGGAGCGCAGCTAATACTTTAACCTGAAAACCAGGTCCGTACTGATTAATATTTGTAAGTGTCATATAACTTATTCATTATAACTAATTAAATCTTTAAATGTGGATTGAATCCAGTAATCAATGTTTTTAATTAAATGTTTCAAACCATCTTCGTGATAATACTTAAGAAATTCTAGAGTATCAAGTTCAGGTAGGGGATAATCAATAACTTTATCCAAAAATTCTTTTTCAATATCATCTAACATAGGATTATGTAGATTCATGATACGATAATTTTTTTCAAGTTGTGCTTGTGTATCCAATACCCGAGCGTAAATAATATTTTCTTTAAGTTTTACTTCACTTATATCTAAAATGTCTTGGAGCGTCAATATACGCTGAGTAAGTTCGGGGAACAACTTAAGTAATTTTTTCTCGCCTAAACCTTTAACACCTGGGACTTTATCTGAATTATCACCCATTAATACTTTATAGAGAATAAAGTTTTTAGCTACAATGCCAAATTTTTCTACTACAGTATCTGTTGTGTAATAATCTTTTTCAATAGGACGATATACAATAATATTTTCGTTAATTAATTGAATAAAGTCTTTATCACTAGATACAATGAATACCTTTGAACCATAATTATCGGACAATCGGGTTGCTAAATGCGCTATAATGTCATCAGCTTCTACTTTGTCCAATGATAATGTTTTTATTGGTAAGCATTGTAAATAATGAATTAAACGGACAATTTGGTCAATTTTAGCGGCGTGTTCGTCATCTAAATTTTCAAAAATATCCCAGTTTGTAATACGAGTAAGATTACGATTTGATTTGTATTCGGGGAGTAGGTTCTTCCTATTAGTGGTCGAACCCACTCCGTCGAATACTACATAGACTGATGTTGGGTTAATTCGATTTATTAAAGTTCCTAGTGAGCGGAGAAATCCGCCTAAACCCCCTACATGTACTCCGTCTTCATTGACGAAATTCAGCATTGCAAAATTACGGAAAAATAGATTTAGTCCATCAATTAAAAGAACGCGGTCATGTTTATTAAGGGATTCGGTTTCATTCTCCTCAACAACATTATCAAGGAGTTTTAGTAAATCTTTTGGATCCATATCAATCTGGTTCGTTAGCGTACTCTTGCTGAGGCTCGTAGTGGTCTACTTCTTCTACGACTTGAAAGTCTCCCCCACCTAGAATATGAGCCCATTCTTTAGCGTGAGCATCTTTATATGATTTAAGTGCCTTTTCATCATCATTAATAAAACCATGGGGTGTCATAATGATTTTACCTTTAGTTGTAATACCATTGATGTGGTTTTTATCAATCTGAAGGTTAGTGCGCTTAGCAAATTCTACTTGTTTGCCGTCTTTGATTGCTTTAATCTTGTTAGTTCCAGCGTTAGCAATGTTACCGAATGTTACTACGAATGTAGCATCAAACCACATAGCGAAACCACCTTTGTTCATCAACTTAGGTTGACCCATAGGCATTTCAGGCTTAGCTGTCCATACTTTATTGATAGCAACCAATGTATTAGTGTACTTTGAAGACTCTTTACGTGATAATGTAATCTTTTGATTTACACCATTACCGAATTGAGTTGACATTGCACCTGCATTCCATTCGTTATTATTCTTTTTAGAAGTAATAGATAATTCACAAGGTACTGAACCGATTGAGTCCCAAAAGAACATCAAATCATAAGGCAAATTACCTTTTTTCTGCTCATCAAGCAAATCAAGAATAAATGCTGCTACATCCTCAATTGTGTGGATAGTTTCACGATCGGCATAAATAAAGAAACCTTTATAGTCAATTAATTCACCAGTCTCTTCATCATATACTTCTTCCATTTGAAGACCCATTTGAGTAGCGTGTTCCCAATTCCATTTCATCTCGGTGATAATGAATACTGGTAGAATTCCTGCTTTTTG